TTCACAGTCATCAACACAAGAACACATGCAGGCTCAAAGACTTGATCAAATGAATGATCTCTGGCAAGACCGTTTACTTGATGCTTACGAGCGTCAACAAGAACGTGACTATGAAGAAATGGTTAATGAAGAGGCTAAAGAGTGGTCACCGTCTGAACAAGATTACGTTGATTGCTTTTTAAGACGAAGAGAATTTGAGACCATGATGTATCAATGTGATGATCACAAATGAATCCAGCATTCATCAACTATCTAAAAACTAAATACAAGGACTTACAACGCATCATTCAACAACATGAACACAGAAAAACAAAACGGTAAATCATTAGATGATGACTTCTTTATCAAGAACGCAATTCTCTGTTGGATGCACCATTTTCCAGGCCATAAATGGTCTGGTGTGTATCAAGAATTACTTAATAGAGAATTTAAGGAGAAAAAGGATGTACCCAAGGCCAGACCTGCACGCAGAAGGAAGCCCCGAGTTTCACAGTCATCAGCTACATGAATTTATTGTTACGTTATCTAGTGGTGAGCCGATGTACATCCTCGCCGCCAATTCCATTGATGCTGCTTACTCAGCGTTGGAATTGTCCGAAGATAGACATAACAAACTGATTAACGTGAGGTTTACTGATGAGTGGTAGAAGACCCAAGGAATTTCCCAATAGCTGGCAGAAGTTCAAGGACACAGATAGCCAATTCTTCATGAATCATTTTTATGATGAAGTGATGGAATGGAAAGTATTGGGTTGGGAATTACCTTCCAATATTTATTGCATCATTAGAGCTACACACTTGAAGACAAAAAAGACTAGTGAATATGTTTATCAGAACGCTAAGTGTGCTGACAAGCGAATCACGAACTTTTTCAAGGACCAAACCCACGAACTTTGCATCACTACCCATGATTCACAACACTATGTCGGACCTAATCCGCCCAGTACATACGACGATGACGACTTCAGCTTTTGAGTTTCGTTGCGACACTCTCTTCGAAGAAATCAAAGTTCATCCACATAAGGACGAGCTGATACAGTTGATGCATGAACAGGTAGCGGATGATACATAAATGATGCTAGTTGTTAAACTTAATTGAGTTTTTTTAATCAACATCGTGCACCATTAGGACCATGCACGTTTATGGTTCCAAGAACTATGCAGTTGGTGCATTGTATTGAAGCGCGTCGTCGTACAGCTCGCAGATTCAGATGCACAAGTGCTGAAACTTTATGCAGCTAAGTGGGGTTTGACCCTTTCTCAAGTACTTGAGGAGATGGTCAGGTCACACATTCATGGTTCAGCAGCAGTGTGTACTTTTGCGCGTGACTTGCTTAGCAATGAGGATGTAGCAATTGATAAGCGTGCAGGTAAGGACTGTTTCGGTTTTAAATGCCGTTGTTGTGCCTTTACACTGCAATGCCGCGTAGGTATGTATCAAGGTGAATGGGAAATTGCTGATCGTTACAAACATTTATTGATAGAAAATGAGGACGCACCAGCGGTGCTTTAGGTATTTATTCCGTTAATCTTTCCAAGTCACAGTCATCAACCACATGATCTTTAAAGACTTCTACCTCGGAATCGATCCGCAATCTTATTTTGATTTACAGTTGCACTTGGGTAGGTTACGTGTAGAGTGGGGAAGCACAACGCCACAAGACCGTGGACCCCATTCGGACACAAACAACCGATGCACGTCTGGAGAAGGTCCACGGAGCCTTTGAGTGCATCCGCCTATTGGACAGGGAAATGCCTGGTCAGGTCGTCAGTATCTTCCTTTATGTCGCTTCTCATGACGGTTGTCATAAGCAAGCACTCGAGGCAGAACTAGGACTCACCACTGCATCCGCAAGCCGTAACACGGACATCCTTTCAGGTAAGGGTCGCATCAGTACAAACCGAGAAGGTCTTGGGCTAATTACAAAGGAGGACGACCCATCAAATGGACGGCGTCAGATCTTACGACTGACACCTGAAGGCAAACGACTAGCTCAAACCATGAAGCTTCTGATCTATGGCTAAACAATTCACCTGGGGTGAAGCTGTTGCTGAAACGCTACGAACACGGCCCACATGGCGTCCTGATTGTGGCGGTACAAAAGCAGCAACCATCAACTGTGGTCACTTCACTCAGCACAGAGGACTTTCTTTTCCTTGCAACAAAATCAACATCAAAATCATGGAGGATTTAGGCGTCGAATTACAAAACGCCGGTATGCGTGACGCGACCATCAATCGTGTGACTTCAGCAGTACGTACTGTGCTCAACCATTGTTCACGTCGTGAGCTATGCAATCCACCACCCAAATTTACTGTGCGTGGTGAAGATGAGGTACGTCTGACTTGGTTCTCTAAGGCTAATGTAGACACGATGATTCGTGCTTCTATTGAAATCTGGGACCGAGAGGATTTAGCAGACATCATTGATGTCGCGGCCTACACAGGCATGCGTCAAGGTGAGCTGTTAAAGATCAAAGCGCGTGACATTGATTTACGTACTGGTCTGATCCACGTAGGTGGTAGACCTGATCAACGTACTAAGGCTAGAAACTACCGAGCGATACCGATTCACGAACGCATCTCAAGGACTCTCCATAAGAGGCTTGAGTATGCCAATCCGAACGTTCGTGTGTTCGGTGATCAATGGAACAATAAAGATCATTTATATGCTGCCTTTGTCAAGGTACGCAAATACAGTGGTTTTGATGACTCGCTTGTCTTCCATAGCTTGAGGCATTCATTTGCCACATGGCATGCAGAGGCAGGCACACCAATGCGGACCCTGATGTACTTGATGGGTCACAAACGTATTGAGACAACACTCCGCTATGCACACCCCTCTGACCAGGCCTCTGTGCAAGCAATGAGTGCTATCTAGCGGATCCAACGGTTACGATTTCAGGGCTTTTAGCCGCTGCGCTACCATCGAATTCAGGTTTTCCAATCCTTGAAAACCCTTGGCCCATCTGGCGGAATCTGGTAGACGCGCTGGTTTTAGGTTCTCACGTAACCAATTTCCACTGAGGTATAGGTCAGGTTCAAATGCCTGACCTTTCTTTAGTAGCAACGGATCCACTTAGGTATGGATACCAATCACCGGTTCTAGCGAGCTTTTTATTGACAACATTCGAAGAAATCGGCGCACAAATCAAGCTTGAAAGAGAGCAAATCAAGCGAGGTTTGGAAAAGCTACACAGCAACACACAACAACTAGAAAACAAAAGTTATGCAAGTGCATCCGTCTACGGCGTGGCTTCTGTTAGTCAGCTTGTGCCTCTTGTGGTTGACCGTATCAATGCCACTACTAACCGCATAAAGAAAGGGCACGTAGGTAAAGACTTCAAGGACATCCATCAGTTCCTTGAGAAGATCGATCCTGAACCTGCTGCATTAATTGCTGCCAAGGTCACCTTCGACAAGGTGTTCAGCACCAAGCCAAAGGCCAATGCGGTTCCACATGTAACCGACTCAATCGGCACTGCGATCGAGAACGAATGCATGCTGAGCCATTACGAAACTAAGGTTCCAGGTCTATTGCATGTACTGCAAAAGAACTATTGGCATGCGTCTTGTGGCACGGATCAAAAGGTCACAGTCATCAGAACCTTGATGAACCGCTACGACGTGCCCCATTGGCAACCGTGGGGCAGAGCCAACAGGGTCAAGCTTGGTGGCTGGTTACTGGACTGCATATGCGAAGCCAGTAACTGGTTCATGGTCGAGATGAAACAAGAGGGTCGGAAACGCCACAACTACATGGTTCCAACCCCAGAGTTCATGGCAATCAAAGATGATGTCATGGCAACAGCTGAGCTATTCAGCCCGATTGCTTGGCCGATGATCGTTGAACCTAAGGATTGGCAGCCCGATGGAACTGAGGGTGGATACATCCTCAACGAAGTCATGAAGGGCTATGACATGGTGCGTAGAGGAGAGCGGCAGTGTATACAGGGAGAAACACCAATCAACTTTCTGAACCACATTCAGAAGGTTGCATACACCTTGAATCCATTCATTGTTGACGTTGCTCGAACGTTGCAAGAGAAAGGAATTGAAGTTGGTAAGTTCATCCCTGTAGTAGAGACAGCTCTACCACCCAAGCCTGTCGACATAGCAGACAACAAAGCTTCACGTAAGGATTATCGAAGACGTGCTGCAGAGGTTATGAATATCAACGCTCAACAATTTAAACGTTCTTGTCGTACTCGTATGACAATGCACGCTGTTGATGTGTTTGAGAAGCATGAGAAATTCTTTGTGCCATGGTCGTTCGATTATCGTGGAAGATGTTATCCAATTCCCGCATTCTTGACACCTCAGTGTACAGATTTCGGTAAGTCACTCTTGAAATTTTACGAGAGTGCGTTGATGACACCTGAAGCTGAAGACTGGTTATCTTTTCAAGTCAGTACAACCGCTGGTATGGACAAGTTACCTATCAGTGAGCGGCTGAAGTGGACTAAAGATAATGAGTCTTTGATTACTGCTGTAGCAACTGACCCTATTGGCAACCTGTCCACTTGGGAAGGTATGTCTGAACCTTGGCAATTCCTAAGCGCATGTGATGAGTTCTATCACTGCTTAATTGCTTGTGATCGTGACTACACAAACTTACCTGTTGCGATAGATGCAACTGCGTCTGGACTTCAGGTATTGGCTGGCTTATGTCGTTGTAAAACTACAGCTGAGCTGGTCAATGTAGTACCAAGTGAAAGACCTCAAGATGCTTACAAAGTAATTGCGGAAGCTTGTATTGATTCTATTCCAGACAGGATAAAACCTTATTGGGATAGAAAGAAAACCAAGCGTACTGTAATGACTATTCCTTACAATGCAAAGCCCTTTAGTAACCGTTCATACATTAAAGAAGCGCTTAAAGAAGATGGTATAGAAGTAGAGAAAGAAGAACTTACGCAGATAGTGAATGCTGTAAGGACTGCTATGAAGGAAAACTTCAAAGGACCGATGAAGGTCATGAAGTGGATAGAAGAGGAAGTAACTGCAGCCATTGACCGAGGGTTAAAGGAACTCCAATGGGTAACACCATCTGGGTTTGTCGTAACTCAAAAGCTAATGAAGAAGAATGTTGAACGCATCCGACTTCAATTGCTAGGTGAATGCAACATATTTTTAGCTACTGGTGACAAAGATAAGGTTGATAAATCACACCATAAAAGTGCAACAAGTCCCAACCTTATTCATTCACTAGATGCAAGCCTCCTCCACCTATCTGCACTACGCTTCAACGCTCCGATTTCCCTCATACACGACTCGGTACTTTGTCGTGCTACTGACATGTCTTCTTTACGATCCATTGTTCGTGAAACATACATGCACTTATTTGCGGAACATGACTACTTGAAGTCTTGGGCTGCACAAATCGGTGCTGAAACTGATCCTCCGATTATTGGTGACCTTGAACCGGAAGCCGTAATTGAATCCACCTATTTTTTCTGTTAATGACCCGCAACACATTTGTAACACCAGAGCCTGTTATCCTTGAAGGCTATCAAGCTGTAATGGCACCGTCTAAGTTTGGTTATTCACTTGGCGCTATTGTTAGCCAAGAGATTGTAGACAAGCTAGAAGATGACCGCACTGAGTCTCTTAAGTGGGCTGAATCTAAACTAAAGAATCCAAAGCGTTCAGTACTTAAGCCTGAACCCTGGGAAGAGTTGAGTGAAGATAAATACAAAGTAAAGTTTAGTTGGAATGAAGATAACAAGCCGCCTGTTGTAGATACTGAAGGTACTGTCATTACTGATAGTAACCTGCCTATTTTTAGCGGATCAAAAGTCAAGCTGGCTTTCTTTCAGAAGCCTTACATCTTGCGAGATGGTGTTACCTACGGCACTACTTTAAAACTGAAGGGTATTCAGGTTGTCTCACTAGCTACGTCAGCTGGTGTCGATGTAGGTGACATGTCTAGTGAAGATGTTGCAGCACTGTTTGGAAATACTGCTGGGTATAAAACTTCGGAACCCAACGTGATGCCAGCTGAGCCTAGCTCTGTTGAAGACGACGACGACTTCTAAATGGCATTCCGATCAGGACTTGAGGAGAAGGTCGCGGATCTTCTTTGCAACCTGGCTGTTGACTACGAATACGAAACAGAGAAAGTACCTTATACAATTCCACACTTATACACACCAGACTTTCTTTTACCGAATGGTGTAGTGCTGGAATGTAAAGGGTACTGGGATGCTGCAGACAGACGGAAGATTAAAGCCGTCAAACAACAGCATCCTGAGTTGGATCTTCGTATGGTCTTCCAGGCTCCTTACAACACAATCTCTAAAAAATCTAAGACTACTTACGCAAAATTCTGCGAGAAATTAAACATACCTTGGTGCTCCTTTGCGAACATCCCACTCAAATGGCTCACATAACGAGTCTGAATTTGTAAGACACATACCGTGTCCACAATGTGGCTC